TATGTTATTGGGCAATCAGGAGACGATGTTAATGAGTATGATCTAAGCACAGCTTGGGATGTTTCTTCAGCTAGTTACTTACAAAACTTCAGTGTTGCTGCTCAAGAAACATTTCCACAAGGTCTTTTCTTCAAACCCGATGGCACAAAGATGTACGTTATTGGGTATACTGGAGATGCAGTATGGCAATACTCCACAGGCTCTGTCGGAGATGTGACCTTCACATACCCTGCCTCTGTCGAGTGGCCAGCAGGTACACCACCTACCGCCCCTGCTGACGGTGAGACGGACCTACTGACATTCCTCACGCAAGATGGTGGCACAACTTACTACGGTCGCGTGGTAGGCGACGACTTCAGCTAAATAGGATCTCCAAATGCACGTTAAGATCACAAACGACCAGCCCGTAGAATTTCCCTACACAATCGGGCAATTTCGTCGTGACCACACTAAAACATGCTTACTTTGCTACAAAAACATTATGTTATTCTGCCCTATCTTCAGATATATTATTAGTAGATTATGATGAATTGGCAAAGGATCCGCAAAAGATAATGCAGCAAATTTACAGTTTTACTAATATCAGACATTATGAACATGACTTTTCTAACGTAGGAAATTCATTTAATGAGTATGATGTGAAATTAGGGTTTCCTAACCTTCACACAACGAAACCAAAAGTAGAATACACTCCTAGAAGATCAGTGTTGCCTCCAGAAATATGGGATAAATACACCGGAATGGAATTTTGGAAACCAAATAAGTAATTATAGGATGAACATGAAAGAATTGAAAAAAGGCCACGCAGATATTGAAAACCAATATGTATTCGGAAACGATCAATCTTTTGCTAAATATGTCATTGGTATTGGCGGCAAAATTAAACCGCTTGTCATTCCATATGAACACACCAGTGGAACAGGATTGATGAATCCTACAATATATAAGCTACCAAATGGTAAATTATTAGTGAACATCAGACATGTAAATTACACTTTTTATCACTCCGAAAAAAAGTTATTACAACATCAGTGGGGTCCACTTACATATCTTCATCCAGAAAACGACAAACATCTAAGAACAAGAAACTTTTTCTGTGAAATGGACGAATCACTTGACATCACATCTTTTAACGAAATAGACACCACTAAATTTGATACATACAAACCAATGTGGGATTTTGTTGGGCTTGAAGATGTTCGGTTAGTAGTTTGGGATGAAAAAATGTATGCTACTGGTGTACGGCGTGACACTACTACAAATGGTCAAGGCAGAATGGAAATGTCTGAATTGAATTACTCAGGTAGTAAAGTTACGGAAGTATCAAGAGTTAGAATTGCGCCGCCTAAAGATCAAAATTCATATTGTGAAAAAAATTGGATGCCTGTTACTGACATGGATTATACATATGTAAAATGGTCCAACCCAACTGAATTAGTTAAAGTTGACCCAATCAATGGAAATTCTAGAACCATACATATTAGCAATGCTGTAAATGCGCCTAATGATTTTAGAGGTGGGACACAAGTAATTCCATTTGGTGATGATGGTCACAGAATTGCATTGATACACGAAGTTGATCTTTTTAAAAGCGAACATGGCAGAAAAGATGCAGTGTACAGACATCGTTTTGTAATATGGGATAAAGATTGGAATATTGTAAAATACACAAATGATTTTTCGATGATGAATGGTCATGTTGAATTTGCAGTGGGTATGTGTTTTAATGAAAAAGATGAAATTTTGATTACATTTGGTTTCCAAGACAATGCAGCATATATTTTACAAACTACATTAAAAGACTTGCACAATTTTATTAACATAAATTGTGCATTTCGCAGATAAATCTTCAAATAGCCTATAGGAATAATTATACTATGATAGATACTTTACTCAATCAATTTGTGTGTTCGCCAAATGATCCCGAAACAAATTTTGCACTTGCAAGGTATTATCATAATATTGGGCAAACTGCTTCTGCGGTATCGTATTACATCAGGACAGCGGAAAGAACAGATAACTTATTGTTAAGATATGAATGTCTGTTACATGGCGCAAATTGCTTTGAGATGCAAGGAACTCGTAGATTTACAGTAAAAGGGATGTTACAGCAAGCAATATCAATTTTACCAAAAAGACCAGAAGCCTACTTTCTTTTGAGTAAAATGCAAGAACACAACAAAGGCAATCAAGGAAGATACCTTGATTCATACACATTATGTTCTATTGCTATTACAGTTTGCGAATTTGATGGGGATAATCTTAGAAATTTGGTAAATTACCGTGGCAAGTACGAACTACTATTTCAAAAAGGAATTATGGGTTGGTGGAACGGTCTCAATGAGGAAACAAAAACCATATTCCTTGATCTCCATATGAACTATGATATGCCAGAAGAATATAAAACTTCGGTAAGAAATAATCTTATCAATATGGGTGCTTTTAATACAAAGTCACTTATCAACTATGAACCTTCTAAGTTACCAAAGCTTTCCATTGGGTTTGAAGGTGTAGACAACGTAAAAAGAAACTACTCAGAGGCATACCAAGATATGTTTGTCTTGACAGCAACTAATGGCAAAAGAAACGGGTCATATGTTGAAATCGGGGCAGGACATCCTTCATATGGTAACAATACATATCTGTTGGAAAAAGAATTTGGATGGAGTGGGCTTTCGTTAGATATAGATGAAAATTTCATTGCGCAACATAACCGCGAGCGAAAGCACACTGCCGTATTGAAAGATGCAACTACGATAAATTACGATAGATATTTTGCTGGAATGAATTTACCTTCTAATATAGATTATCTACAAATTGATGTAGATCCAGCAGATATATCTCTAAAAGTTCTTTATTCCATGCCGTTTGATACTTATAAATTTTCAGTTATAACATTCGAACATGACCATTATGCACAACCACATACTAACGTAAGAGAAAAAGCAAGAGCATTTTTGAAGTCTTACGGATATGTGTTAGTAGCATCTAATATATCACCGGATGATTTTAGGCCATATGAAGATTGGTTTGTACATCCAGATCTTGTAGATGCCGACATAATCAAAAAACTTACAGTAAAAGGTGATGACACAAAAAAAGCTGAAAAATATATGTTTGGGATATATAGTGGATAAAATACCTGTTATTGGTACAGCGGTTGTAAATAGTAGTTATTGGGTCAATAGATTGTTATTGAGCGTTGATTATCCTGTGAAAGACTTTGTGATAATCAACAACAATGGTAGGGGTCTATTAGATGAAGAACTAAATATGATTGTTAAGATGAAGCATCGTTATATTGATAATATAAAAGTTGTACATATGCCTTCAAACATCGGATGTGGAGGCGCTTGGAATCTTATCATAAAATGCTATATGAACTCGCCATATTGGATTATAGCAAATGATGATGTGGCATTTAATTCTGGGTTATTGAAAGAAATGCATGGTATAATGTTAAGCAGCGATGTTGTAGGTACTGTTCACCCCAATTCAGGAGACTTTGGTATCGGGGCTTGGGATTTATTTGCTATACATGAAAGTACAGTAAAACAACTTGGGCTTTTTGATGAGAATACTTATCCTGCTTATTGCGAAGATGCCGACTACATAATGAGAATGAAGAACAAAGGCATAAAGTCTATAGTCGGCTTAAAACATACTTATTTACATGGTACTGGTGAAGCAAAAGATTATTACGAGCATGGAAGACAAACTGAAAAATCAGACCCAAATCTGAAAGATATTCTTAATAAATCTAACCTAATGAACATTGATTATTTGACAAGAAAATGGGGTATTGGTTGGAGAAATGTACAACCGAACGCAACACCTTTTGAAAGTGAAAAAGTTGATATTAGTTACTCATTGTACGATCTAGATTTTGTTAGAAAAAAACATACAGGCTTTTAATTTACTCATAACTAAAAGGTAGCTCAACATGGAAGTAATATTACTAAGTGAGATAGACGTAAATACAGATCAACATACATTCTTTTTTCAGAAAGAATGGGTGAAGTCACCTTTTATAATAGAAACCAAATGCAGAGATGAACAAGAGACTATAGATGATACTGATAAATGTGCGTGAATTGGCCGTAGGGCGCTATGTAGAGGCTTTGGGCAAGTAACCCACACGACAGGCAACATGATGTCACATAAGGACACATTTGAAAGGATTTAAAAATGAATACCATCAACGAAATACAAAGATGTGCAAAACATATTATTTCCATCTAAATTCAAAGTTTTTTCTCTAACGACATTCAATACAGCTGATATGTTTGAAAGAATTAACGTATCATTAGAAGCACATATTATTTGTAAAGTTTAACCATTTTAAAAACGGTTTTTAATTTTTCCTTGTTAATTTTACTAGTTAGCGTATTTTTTAATCCTTGGTGTAGAGGTTTTGGCCAATTACCAAATTCTACCCATGCATATCCATCGTGTTCATCATTTAATACTGGAATAAATTCTTTTTCAACTACACACAAATATGTATGAAAATTAAAGTGATCGTCGTTGCTTACAAATGTTTCTAACGGAATAGTTTTTTTAATCTCGGGTAAGCTTCCAATTTCTTCTTTTATTTCGCGTCTAAGGCCTTCCCATGGAGTTTCTATTCCTTCGTTAGTTCCGCCTACTATTCCCCACACATTACTTTGCTTGCTTTGTGTTCGATGTAACAATAATAAACGACTCGTATCTAGCGCATAAAACAACGCTCCACTGCAAATAATTTTCTTCATACAAGTAATTATGCGTCTAAATAGATCATCCATGTACCTTCTGAGTATTCGCCTTCGTATGCTTTGATCCACATTTCTCCAGTCCACTTATACTGCACACCAGTATTTAAATTACTGATATATACAATATCGGAAGTAGCACTAGCATCAAATATTATATTCCACTTAGAGCCGTCCCATTCGATGATATCGTTTGCGTCAGCCACAAAATCTTGGCCAAGTAATGATTTCCATGCGTCCGGACCATCTGTGTTTATTTCGTCTCCGACATCGGTTAAGATTAATAATCTTAACCCAGATACTTTGTATTCTTCTGGGTTCCATCGAGATGGATCTATAATAAAATCTAACGTACTCCAACTGTTTGGATTTCTTGCTGGTCCTTCTAAGATATCACTAGAAGGTAATGTATCTGTATCCCAGTTAATAGATAATTGCGTTTCGTTTATTAGATTTAACGAAATAGTGCCGATTGTATAATTTGTACTATCAGCTTGGCGTAAGCGTATTTGACTTATGTCAGCCTTGTATGTTCCAGGATATGCTTCCAGCAAAGCTCTCCAAGATACTTGACCTATTGTGTTTTGATAAACTATTTTAGCTGTATTGCCTTCTATATACACACCATAATTTTTAAAAGTTTTGATTAACGTAACTCTAGACGAATTTATTGCATCGATTTGAGTTTTAGATGATATTATTCCAGTATCAACAACCAATCCGCTTGATGTTATTCCGCCGTCGATTGTGGTTGTTTTTTCAACAGGCGGAGGATTACTATCGTATTCGTTGATTGTTGGTCTTGATAATCCTAAATCAATGGTGCCCTTTTCTTCGTTAAAAATATTTGTAATAATACTAGTGATAACTCCTAATCTTTTTACCTTTGCAGGAGGACTAATATAAATTGGAGTACTAAATGCCAGTGTGGCAATATCGATCTCGGTCTCAACACCCACTGGAATACTGCGATTACTGAATTCAGTTCTTTCTAAGTTTACTGTGGTTAAACTTGTCCAATCAATATAGTTATCTGTGGTTTGTATTTCTAGGCTTGGATTAAACAGCATTAAAATTTGTTCTAATATTTGCAGTTTTTGATCTGTATTGCTGCTCCAAATGTCGACATTCACTGTTAGTGTGTAAGGAGTTGGCATCAGGCGTTCAACAGTATAATTTTTGCCCTGTTCATTTAAATATTCCTGACCATCAACATCGAACGCACGTTCCCTTAGGTGTACTTTGTTGACATAACTACTATCGCCAGTACGAGTTCTGTCCATTTCCAAACCAGTAACATATACTGCCATCCGTGGAGCACTGGGCAATTTGTTTTCACTGTTGTCGCGCATAATACTTGCAACCTGACGGGTTAGGTCACCGTAGCTAACAGGTACTTGACGCAAATTACCGTCGCCGTCTTTGTAACTAAAATTACTCATTAATCTAACAATTTGTGTGATGTAACGTCTTATCTGACCGTCATAAAAATGCTGAGCCATTAATTATCTGCCTTTGGTCTAAGTGCTTTCGACAAGCTTTGTCTTTCTTCAACTTGATCTCCGCCGATAGTATTAACAGTAGCATTGTTGATAAACGTGCCTTTTTGAGTAGCTCTTGTGTCGGTATTACTCAATGTTTGTCTTACATTATCTTCCACTTTGATCCATCTTGTTCCGCTAAATCTAAAAAGTCTATTTGGCATAAAATCAGTTCTTAGGTAATAATCGCCTTCTGTGTTGTCCATTGGAAATGATATGCCACTGCCAAATGCTTCTCCGTTTGGAGGCAATCCGTCTCCTAATAGATATCCATCGTATCCTGCACGTTCAGGCGATTTGGTAATCCTGTCTGCTAATATTCCTGAACTTGCATCAATTGTTGACAAATCTGTGGTTATTAATTCTGGATTTCCGTTTTCATCTACTTGCAATGTGTACAAATGATTGATATTGTATCCGCTTTTTCCTGCATCTGCCTCTGCTTGGGCAATAACTGCATTATTAATTTGCATGTCTTTTTCGTATGTGCTTAATAAATCTCTAAGTGTACTGCCGGCATCGTCACCGGCAGGCAAGTCAAGTATGTCTTTGTATTCTTGGCTGTCGATGATCTGTTTTAACTTGATTCTATACAGATGCGGAAACCAAGTTTGACTAAACCCTTCTGCTGCTCTTGTAACGTCTTCAACAACATAAAATCTTTTCAATGCAACATTATAATCATTCAATGCATATTCGTCAATCAGATGGGGTAATTCGATAACATCACCACTTATAATTTTTCTACCCAGTGTCTTTACACTTGAATTAATGTGTATTGTCATAAACAACGTGTCGTTACTTAAAAATAAACCAAATTGGCTTAGGTTAAAATCGTTATCACTAACATTATATACGCCTCTAATGGTGTAAATGTCTTGATCATATTTTCTATCTCTGTTTTCTAGGAACAACATGTCTTGTATATTTGTTTCTTTAACAACATCATATTGAGGTTGATCAGCTGTTGCATCTTCGCTGCTAGGATTTTTTGGTCCTAAATATTTGTGAATAAACACATCAGTTCCACCAACACTAAATTGTTCGTAGACGACTTTGTCTATAAATTCGTAATCGGCTGTTTTATTTGGTCTATATAAACTAAGTCTTGGCATACTAATATTTAGCATAAATACATTTGGAGAACAATTATGGCCGATAACGAATTAGTAACAAAAAAACAAGAAGTATTTAATTATGTTCACGCATTCCTTGGCGGCGGTATGGTAGATGTTGAATTAGATCCGATACATTACGAAACTGCATTAACCAAAGCATTAACCCGTTACCGTATGCGCAGTGATCATAGTGTTGAGGAAAGTTATGTTACTCTTCCTTTGGTAAAAGATCAAAACGATTATATAATGCCAGCAGAAATAACCGAAGTCCGTCAAATTTTTAGACGCAGTGTAGGAAGTAGAAGTGGCGGAGGCGATGGCGGAACATTGTACGAACCTTTTAACCTTGCATACACTAATACCTATTTGTTAGCCGGTAGCGGCATGGGTGGCCTGGCAACTTATGAATTGTTTGCCGGCCAACAAGAATTAGTAGGACGTATGTTTGGTAGCTTTATTGAGTTTACATGGAATAGCACTACTAAACGATTAACTATATTGCAAAGACCAAGAGGTGCCGAAGAAGTACTGTTGTTCTGTTATAATTATCGTCCTGATTCACAATTGTTATCTGACTATCAAGCCAAGCAGTGGATTAAAGATTATACTCTTGCTGCCTGCAAATATATGCTAGGCGAAGCAAGAGAAAAGTTTGCTACTATTGCAGGCCCGCAAGGCGGCACAACTCTAAATGGATCTAGTCTAAAAGCAGAAGCTCAACAGGAGATGGAAAAACTCGAAGTCGAAGTTTCGATGGCAGTAGCTGGTGGAAATGGTTACGGATTCTTAATAGGATAACAGTTGACATCAATTACTTTTTATTGTATAATAGTAAAAAGAGGTAATGATGAAGAAAAAGTTATTGATAATAGGCCACGGTAGACACGGTAAAGAC